CTTCTATTTTACTTTCGTATATTCTTATATTTTGCTTTGCATCACATTCTTGTAAAAAAGCAATAAATTGTATAAAAATAGAATACCAAAATCTAGCATCAGTACTTTTATTCTCACACCGATATTTTAAAAAATCAAAATCAATTTGGTCAACTAAATTATCTAGTAAAGATACATTACTATGAAATAGTGTTGCACAATCTTCAACTAATTCTTTAATGTGAATTTGACATAGATGAAATTGTTCTGTTTCAATATCTTCACGTATACGATCCCAAAATGCTTTATTCATTTGTGTTTTTATCTGTTCTTGTAATTTTTGTTCACTTTTTTCCCAGCTAGAAATATGTTCTAATACACCTTTCATAACACGTAGTCCACGACTTCCATCAATTTCTTCAACCCGATCTTTACATTTTTCTTTTTCAATAATAATACGTTCACGTGTAATTTTATTAAGTTCTTTTTTAGCATCCCCTTTTTCGATTTTTTCATTTTCTTTTAATTGATCTTCAAGATTCATTAATTCTACATAATGAACAATACAATCTTGCACTAACATACATTTATCAATATCTCTCCATTCTTTTACTTTTTTCTCCCAAATAATTAATATTTCTCTAAGTCGTTCTTTTTCTTTTTTAAATAGAGAATATTTGTTTTGTAACATACTACAATATAAGCATTTATCAAAGAAACGATTGCGTAATTTACATAATTCTTGACCAAGTTCTTCAATCTCTTTTGTTCTTTTGTTTTCAAAAATAATCGGATGAAAATGTGAAAATACTAGTAAATTAACCATTTTAATCATAGATTTAATATTAGCCTTTGAAATATCGAGTGCCTTGCAAAAAATAGTAGATCGTCTCTTTGTTTCTTTCGTATAGCACCATTTCATAAAATTTTCATAACTTTTATTTTCTAATTTGCTTTCATTAAAATAATCTTTATAAACCTTATTAAAATACTTAATTTTATAATTACGTTGAAAATTTAAAAAAGATACTTCCATAAAAATGTGTGATTTATACATATATTTTTATATGATTTTTATTATGTTTCAGAAACGACATCAATTGTCGTATTTTGTTCCGCATTTCTTTCATCCAAATCAAGTTCTAATATTTTTTCTTCGTTTTCATGATAAAAGATAAAAAACAATACAGAATCTAATCTAGGATTTTCTACCCGTTCTCTAAAATACGCTAGATATTGTTGAGGAAATTTTTTATCATGAAAAGGAATATAATAACAATCTATATTCGTTTCGTCTTTAAATTCAACAAAAAATACACCACGACCATTAGACTTTCTTTCAGTAATTTGTATTTGTATTACTTCATTTACTTTTTCATTTAAAAAATGTTGAATTGCTCTTTCCAAATCAAACGGCATATTTACTTAATTATATATATGGTAATTCATTATTCTTTTAGTGATTTTTGAATTTTTTTTATTTTATCTTGATAATCCATAATTTTAAATTTTAAGCGTTTGGGTAAGTCTTTAATATTTTTCATCTTCTCACAAAAAAAGATATCAATTGCAAATAATTCTAGATTAGTAGCGTTACAGGCCTTGTCTAATGTTTCTATATAACAAGTAATATTATCTTCCAAAAAAGAAGATTTAGGTTCAGTTTTAGAGTCTTCTATATTATGTTGAATTTGTTTAATCATTTCACGAAGTTCTTTAATTGTAATTAAACTATTACAAAAAAGCAACGCTATAAATTGAGAATATCCTTTTTTAAATTGTTTTTTTTTATTTTCTTCACAAAATTCATCATAATTTTCTGTTGTTACACCATTTCCAGTGGCATAACCATTTTCATTACCTACATTTTTAAACTCAATTAATTGTTTATTAAAGGCATCACATTTATTATGTAAAATCTCATCTACTTGATATCCATTTTCTTGTAATAATTGAATAAATCTAACATACATATCACAAAATATAGGTTGCATTGTTGCCTTTGAAAAACAATTTTCAATAATAAAGTTTAATAAATCAGTATGTTTCTCTAGTAATTCTAAGATTCGTTTCGACAATTTGTCAAAATTTTTAGGGGATAATTTGTTAAAATCACTGTTAATATCATTTTTAATTGTATCATCTTTTGTTAATTTATCACGACCTAAAATATCGGGTTTCTTTAATCTTCTAAATGGAATACGTCGTTTATCATAAGGAAATTTACGTTCTTTATTTTTTTGAATAAAATCTTGTAATGATTGTCTTATAGAGTCAACACGACTTTTTATTGACTCTTCAATATAATTAGGATCAATACAAGATTCTCGTAATTCTATTAAACTAAGATAAGACACCATTGTGTAAATCTATATACATAACCATAGTTTTCTTTTAAGTATCTTGTTTTTATGATTGAAATCAATAAAAAAAAATATAAATTAGATTTATATAGGTAGAATGATTGAATTATACTTAGCTGTGCTACTTTTTGGCGTGGGGTCATATATTAATATGAATAAACCAATTACACCATCTAAAAATAACAAAACAGTGACTAAAGTAAGAAAGACAAATACAAACACAAACGAACGTTTTACCAACCTTTCACCTGCACCATATCATAAAGCCAATGAAACAGTAAAAGAAGAAGTACCGGTTAATGTAATTCCTAAAATGCATCCGGGTCCATCAAGAAAAGAAATAGAACAAGGTATTTGTAATACTGATGTAGTATCTTCATTAACAGGCAAAACTTTAAAAAAGAATTCATTCTTAACAAACTCGGATGGTTTTAAAATGACACCTTATTTTCGCGGTTCAGTAAAACAAAATATTCATGATATTTCACAAACACGTTTGGCTACCCATACTGGTAGAGATCCTATGTTAAATAAGAAAAAAAGAGAAATTGCTCCTATGTTCAAACCAACCCCTAGTTTAACAAATGTTCATGGTATGAAAAATTGGACTCACAAAGTGAAAGACCGTTATATTGAAAGTAATAATAGAACCAATGAATTACCATTTGAACAATTTATTGTTGGTCCAGGATTAGGCGTTGAAGGTGGTGTAGATGGTTGCGGTGGATTTCATGATCCTACTATTAATGAAGTTATGCGTAATGCAATTCCTACCATTGATGATTTACGCGTAGGAAACAGAAAACAAACAACATATACACCGCCTGCTGTTGCTGGAAAATCGCCCGATACTAAACGTGGATTTTCTGGAAAGGTGTCTAAAAACAGAACAGAAAGGGAAATGAATATTGAATCCCATCGTGAATTAGGTGCCAGAGCTTCTAAAGATAGACAATCGATGCCACAAAACTTTGATGTTAGAGATAAATGTAAGAAAAATTCACGTCTAACTTTTCTTGCTGCAGGTCCTACTACTAGACAAAAACCAACTAAAATTGCAACTACACAAAAATCAAGACGTAATTTATTACGCAACACAGGTTTACGTAATGTTGGATTTGGTGATTTAAAAACTATTGCATCTTTCTTAGATGAAGCCAGAGAAACTAAAAAACAAAATATGATTGGAAATCCAAGACCAGAAGGTAACATGGATGTTTCCATTCCTTCTAAAATGACGGCATATGATCCAAATGATATTGCTAGAACAACAAAGAAGGAACAATTAATTGATAACAAATATTTACCCTTAATGTCTACATTTGCTTTAAAAAATAAGATTTATGATTATGATACAAAACCTAAGATTACAATCCGCAATACAACCCCTAATGTTAACCCAAATAGAAATATGGATGGACATGATAAACCAACAAATCAATTAACAGACAAAGCCAAAACAACTGTTAGGGAACAAACTGAAAACAATACTTATAAATCAAACGCACACTATTCATTTGATAATGGTTATATGACAAATCCCGCTGAAGCACCCTATACTAATAAACAGTTCTTGAGTGATTATTATTACTCAGGAACAGCAGGCAGTCGCGAAGCAGCACAAACATTATATATGTCTGCATACAATGCTTCTTTGAATACTAATAAAGAAAGAATTGCGCGTGGAAGAAAACCAATGGGTAGCAATGTAAAATTATCACGCGGTGGCGATACAGTTAAAATTCTTCATAAGAAGCAATCACATGGGGTTGATGCCAGTCGAAAAGTCGATACACATGTATTTGCAAAACCACCCATGTATAGTGATAAAACAATGACCAAACAACGTGTTATCTTATCTAATAAAGAAGTTCGCGATAGAATTCAACCAGATATTTTAGAAGCATTCAATAAAAATCCTTATTCACAACCTTTAAATTCAAGCACCGCAATGACTTGTAAAAATGCATGCGATATGAAAGTTGTAAAAGAAGATATGACTTCTTCCCAAAAACATATTGGTATTGAAGATTGTTGCGAAGAATCTGTATTATTAAACGGAAAATCAAAGGATATTAAGTGCAACTACATAAGCAATTCAAAAGATATAGACTATTTAAAATCTAAAACTTGTAATCCACAACAAATCATTCGCGGATGTTAAACACATCGTTTGTCTTTTATATTTTTTTTATTTTGAATTATTAATAAAAATATTAATGGAAGATTATAATTTAGCTGTTCTCGTAGATGCCAAAACAGAATACACAAATCAATTAATTAACTTATGTAAAAAACAAATGTATACTTCTATTCAGCAATTATTTAAAACATCAAAAAAAGAATGCGAAGACAATAGCAATCCGGTTGACACGTTATCTATGTTTCAAACAAAATTAGCTGAAATTCCCGCATGGGATACTGAGAAAATTAAAATCGAATATGATCAACTCGTGATTTCTTCAAATTGCGACTGGTTAGATGAATTATTAACTGCTGTATTTATGAGTCATAGTCGTATTTTATCTTCAGTTCATTCAAATCCAACTAATCCACAAGTCTCATTAGATATTCCTAATTTTCAAGATTTTATGCATCAATGCTACATTGATATTGCTAGATGTTTCTGGAAATCACCTTATCTTTTTGATGATACAGTTTCTTCTTACGATTATCAGAGAAATCGTAGAGATTGTGAATTAATGATTGAAAAAACAATTGGTGAATCTTTACGAAGACAATTACCCGTAAAACATCTACTCAAAAAGTATCTAGGAAATGATATTAAAGAAATGAAACAAACTAGTATTGAAAATGATACGAACCAAGAAGAACAAGAAAACTTAAGAAATATGGTTAAAAAAGAAATTAGAAGAAATACTTCAAACTCAAATGAAGAAATTAAAGAAGCAGAAGTGAAATCAGAAACTAAATGTGAAAATACGGTTGAAACACAAACAGAAGAACCCGTTGTCACTAATGATAATATTATACTTGATATCACAGAAGAACCAAGTCTTACGTGTAAAAATAAGGAAGAAAATTTAAATGAAAAAGCACAAGATACTACAGAACTTGAAAATATAGTTCTTTCACAAGAAATGGATTTGCCTTTCGATATTGAATTAGAAGATTTAACGGAAAGTCTTCAAGATCAAGGTGCTGTATATGGTTTATTAGAAACAGATGAACTTGATACAGATATAAAAAAGGAAGTAAATGATGAATTACAAAGTTTAATTGAAAAACAAGATCAAAATATTAAAAAGGTAAAGTTAACTGAAGAACCAACTGAAAAAGATGTAAAAGTAACAAAAATGAATAATCCAGAGTATAACTTTTTTAAAGATGCAACACCACACTATGTTGAATAAGTAATCTACTTATAATAGGTAAGTTCGTTTTACTATTATTTTTTCTATTTAAAAAATATTACAATGTTAGCTCTATTACAAAACAATTTTGTAATTTCTGGATTCGTTTCTCTTATCTTAACAATTTTTATTGTTTCACAAGATAGAAATAGAGAAGAAAAACATGGAATGTTATTCTATTTAAGATGTTTTGCCTTAAATTTTGTATTAGTCCTGGTTGTTCTTTATTTTAAAACAGGTGATTTATCTCTTCCTTCCGTTAATCAATCAGGTGGATCATTACCATTAAATCCATCATCAAGCACAATCGTAAATTCTACATCGGTATCACAACCCGTTAAAGTAGGTGGGGTTAATTTAAATTCAACTGATCCTGGAAGTGAATTAGGATTACATCGGGTTAATCTAGGAAATACACCTTTTTAATTCAAATGATATAGTGTTTGACTTTTAAAAAATGATAAATTCTCTTTTGTAACATTCATAGTAAATTCAATAAATATATCTTTATGAATTTGCTCTCTAGGTATTGCATTATGGCAAGAATGTGCTATTTTACAATATAAATCAAAACTGTCTTCTTCAAATAATACATTTGTTTTTTCATCTGTATTACACCATTCTAATAATAATTCCATTATATCGGATTCTTCATCGATATATTCATAAATAGTTGTAGCTAATCTAACTAAATCAAATGAAGGATTGGGTTGAATATCTTCAGGTTTCCATTGATTATTACTAGGAATACTATATTGTCCGTGAGCATCCCCATTTTCTTCAAAAACATCTGGAAATAAAATTACATCACCTATTTTATATGTTGCTCTAGCAAAATCAATGATTTTTACTACCCTTCCAAATGTAGGAACACGATACGCGGTATTATCGATAACATAATAAAAATATTCTTTATCTGTTTTTGAAAACATAATATTATCACAGTGTAAATCATTATGAATCATATTAAATCTATCTTGAACGAAACTCAATGCAAATATAATTTGAAATAAAATTGATTTCCATTCTTGGAGAGAGAAATTATCATTCTCTTCAATCCATTCTTCTAGGGTATATTCTAGTTTTTCAAAAAAACCTACTTGTGTAGGATAATTTTTAATTTTACACCAATATGATACATCAGTAATTTCTTTATTTACTAGATTACTACCATCTTCTATTTCCGATATTGTTGAATCAGTTAACTCCGTATCTAAATCGACTACTTCTAATTCTAAATCAATTTCTCTTTTTAAACTTAAGTTATCAGTTAAAATTCGACTGTGTTTTTTAAAATTATACTCAATGTTACCATTTTCATATTGACTTTGAAAAAAATCAATTTCTTCAAGGTCATTCCATTCTTGTGAATAATCATATTGAAACCATTTTAAAATAGAAGAATAAGTTCCATAAAAAATAGGAAAATTAGGACATTTATCTTTTTCAACTAGTAATGATAAAATATAATTAGCAAAAACTTCGGTGTATGCTGTATTATTGTATTTGTTTATTTGTTTAATAGCGTGATCATTCATTGTGCCATCTTCATCATGAAACTCCCCCATTGCATATTGTACGGGTTCAAGAATAGGAATTAACTTAATAAATAAAGGTGTTTGTTTAATTATATTTGTTTTTGTATTTAATACATCACATTTCATAATAGTTTTAATATATTGATCTGAATATTCTAAGGAATCTTCATTTTTTTCTTCTTCGTCCTCTTCTTCCTCTTCTTCTTCCTCTTCTTCTTCCTCTTCTTCATTTTTATATATTTTTATAACCGTATTCAAATTAGGTAATCTTGTTGTTGAGATTTTATCGGATTTTTTTAGGAGTGATAGGATTGGAAAATACGTTTGTACTTGTTCGCATCCTAGTTTATTTAGTTCATTTTCTAGTAAAGATAATTGTATTTCGCTTGTATGATATAAATTGTAATCCGTCATTTTAAGGTAAGCAATGGTTTTTTTTTATTAATCTTTTCGCGTCTTATTAAGATAAAATTATTATTCTTAAATGGTATACAATTCATTAATATGAATTTAGAGTTAAAAAAATTTGATATGTCAGAAATAACATCTGATAAAGTAGTTGTATTAATTGGTAAGCGTAATACAGGAAAAAGTTTTTTAGTAAAGGATTTACTCTATTATCATAGAAAAGTGCCTATTGGAACTGTTATTTCAGCAACAGAAGCAGCTAACCCTTTCTACGCTAATATTTTACCATCTCTCTTTATTCATGATTATTATACACCTGAAATAATTTCAAATGTATGTAAAAGACAAAAAATTATTGTTAATAAAATGAGAACTGAAATGTCTAAATATAGTGAATCAAAAATAAATCCTTATGCATTCCTTATATTAGATGATTGTTTATTTGATAATAGTTGGGTAAAAGATAATAATATTCGTAGTCTATTCATGAATGGTAGACATTTTAAAATATTATTCATTATAACAATGCAATATGCTTTAGGTATTCCACCTAATTTAAGAACAAATATAGATTATGTATTTATTCTTAGGGAAAATTATGTTAGTAATAGAAAGAGACTATATGAACATTATGCGGGTATGTTTCCCACATTTGAAATGTTCTGTCAAGTTATGGATCAATGTACAGAAAATTATGAATGCCTAGTAATTAATAATTCGGCAAAGAGTAATCGCCTAGAAGATCAAGTCTTTTGGTATAAAGCCGCACCTCATGCCGAATTCAAAATTGGAGCACCAGAATTTTGGCAACATCATAATCGTCATTATTCAGCAACAGCTATTACAAATGGAAGCGATGAAATTAAACCAAAAATACGTGGTCCATCTATTTATGTTAAGAAATCAACTTAAAAACATCGTCACCTTTAAATAAAGTAAATGGCATTATACTAGATTCACGGGAACATTTCTCATATCATATTTAATTTCATCTTTTTGAAATAAATCTTTATATTCTGTGCTAACTTCCATTAGACCAATTTCATCGTATACAGATCTAGGAACAAATCTATATTCAATACGTTTTGAATTATCTTTTGCAGTATCGTCTAATTGTGTAAAACCAACTACAGTATACACAATACCTATAATAAAAAATACCAATGCTAAAAATTTCATTCTATTCTTATAATACCCTTTGAAAAAATAATTTTAAATAATATGTTAATGTTTTTAATATTATATATTTTCATTAACCTTATGTTTTAAAACTTCATAACATTTACGTTTCATAACTTTAGTAAATTTTTCATCTTCTTTTAATTGTGCCTTTACTTCTTTCTCACATTGTTTTCCAGTAGTAGGATCACGTGTAGTCATTAAAAATGCATTTTTTTTATCTTTTTCAAATGTATCAATAAACTCATCACACTTAGAACAATGAAAATCTTTAAAATTTACACAAGATATATCTGTAATTGTAGTATTATCTAACCAATTCTTTTGCTTTGGTTGTTTATAATAACAACCAATAGCATCACCCGCATTATTCTTTTTAACATAACATTTATCACACATGTTTTGTGCCATTTTTAAATAATCTCCTTTTATTGTAATTTGTCCTACGGGTTCTAAATTATCATTAACATTATCTAACAATTCTGTAGTATAATCTCCACTAAATAAAATAGCGTTCTTTTGAAACATATCATAATGAGTACGTAAGAAACTTTCATTTCCTAAATCAGATGTTGCTGTAACTGGACGAAATCTATATCTAATTTCTTCTTCACCATTCTTTGATTGATTCATAATAACGTATTGTTGCGCTAAAAATCCAAAGTATAAAACTAGTAATAGGACTCCTAATAATTTGAACATCTTATTCTAAAATAAATAGATACTTTTTTATAAGATATTCTCTCTTAATAAAGTATAAAAATGAATCATTCAGGTCCTTATATTGGTTTTTTTATGGTTCATAGCGTATTTTTGAATTATGCAATATTTGGAGGATTTTTGTCGTCTTCTAAATACGGTCTTTTATTACATTCTTCTATATATCCAATTACTATGATACATTGGAAAACAAATAATGAACAATGTTTTGTAACTGAAATTGAACAAAAATTAGTAAAAAATACAAGATATGAAAGTTGGGTAATTAAATATCCTTTATTTACTCAACGATACGTCAGTTTATTTGGTATTCATACAGAGAAAGAAACTATGGATAAATTAACAAAAATAGTTTTTACACTTTCATGGGGGTTCACGCTGTTTAAATTGTTTTCTCTGTTTCGGAAAGAGACGAAGTCGCCTCTTCAGTTGTTGCTTGAACAGAACTTACCTCTTCTACAGAAGTTCCAGTTGCTTCCGTTGTTGTTGCCTCTTTAAATTTGGCTTTCATCCATGGGTCTTCTTCTTGTAACTGTTCTTGTAATTCACTTTCATTTGTTTCACCTTGTTCTAATGCAGATGCTTCTTCTTCCTCTTTCCTTTTCCTTTCGGCTTCAATTTTCTTTCTCATAGCGTCTTGTTTTGCTTCACGTTTCTGCTCTTCAAAGAATAAATCTTTACGAATTTCATTCTCTTTATATTCTTTCATAAGTGTGTTTAATTCTTGTTCAAGATATTCTTCATTTTCAATACGATCAGCACATGGATCCCATGGTAACCAATAACCAACAGAACCTACAAATACATGAAAGGATCTATCTTTTCCTTGTAAAATCTTAGCTCTTTTAGCTGCTTCTTCGTAGGTAGAAAATACACCTCTTACTTTAACTCCGCGAACATTTGTTTGAAAATTGCATTGTTTATCAAATTGCTTAGTTAAATCATCATTAAATTTATACTTAAAATCTTCAAATTTTTCATTAAATTGTTCATATGTGTATTTCATTTGATATCTTAATTCACTGCGAAGTTCATTACGAATTTTATTTTTGAGAGTATCACTTGCTTTTTCTGTAATTTCATCTATTTTTTTTTCCAATTCACCACAACGTTGTGTCATAAATTTTTGAAACATAAATACTTCTTTTTGCTTTAATGTATTTTCTGGTGAAACGAATGATAAACAAACATAATTTTGTCCAGCAATAGGTCCATCAACTTCAAGAAAATCTTCACGTGTGTCAGTCATATTATTTGATGTTATATGATATTTCTATAAGATAATGTTTAAGTTATTTTAACGAAAGAATACAAATATTAAAATTATTTTTACCTTATTAAAATTTATTCTATTATAGTATAAGAATATGGAATTTAACAAAGATACCCTTAAAAAAATTATAAAATATGTATTAATGACTGTCGTGGTAACATTTGCTGCATTATCTGTTCCTAAACAAAGAATGAGTTTAAATGATGCATCTTTAATTGGTATTGTAGCAGGATCCGTATTTGTTGTATTAGATTTAGTTATGCCTTCCATCTGTTTGAAAAGACATTAAATTTATAGCTCTTCAAAAATATCATCATTATTCGTAAATTCAGTATTACCTTTTTTACTTTTTTTTTCAAAGAATATCTTCTTTTTTGTATCTTTATCAATAAATGGTCTTACAATTTTATAAGCCAATTTAAAAAATACAGGAATATTTGTTACAATTAATTTTTCTAGTGTATCTTCATATTCTTGTTGTAATATTATTATCATTTTTTTAAAAAATGTTGTATCGATTTGTTTCATTGTAAGTCCTTTTAAATCTAAATGCGTAATGATTGTATTTTTATTAAAAGTTTCTTTGGATTCTTTAAGACATTTATTTAAAATATTTCTAGCATAAGTAAAAAAATCATCATAATATAATCCCTTTTTAAACCTACTACCCTCAATCGTATAGATAATAGATTGATGTTGCTGACTTTGTTTGTAATAAATTACAGATTCAAAATATTTTTTAATATCAATATCAGAAATATCACTAGTCATACTTTGAACACTCGTCATAGTTTATATTACGACAATATATTAATAAAAAAAACTATCCGCTTAATATATTATACAGAAGGTATAAACTCCCATCGTAAATAATCACAAATCTTCTTCCATATTTGATCTTGTTGATGTAATTTTTCACGACTTTTTAATAACATAAAGCATGGTAAAAACTCATCCATTTCTAATAATTGCATAAATTTATGAAGAACATATGAATAGGATAAAAAATTCTTTCTATCTTTAGGACAAAATTTATGAAAAGGCATTTGAATCTCTTTAAACATTCTTCTTAATTCTTCTTCTATTTCACGACTAATTGTAGGA